TCCCCACCAACGAGAAAACGCCCCACAGTGGCGAACCGGGGGCGTTGGGCCGGAACCCGTCGCGGGCGTTAGCCGTTGGCGGCGAACTTTCCGCGTTCCGTCTTCTTGAAGCGGGCGTCGTTTCCCGTCGGGTTGATCTCGCGCAATATGGCGCTATAAAGAGTGGCCGAAGGGGTCTTGCCGCCGGGGCTGGTCCAGAGGTTCTTGGCGGCGAGCGTCTCGATCAGCTCCTTGCAGTTCATCGCCTGCTTGGTGTCGGCCAGTACCTTCGCCGCCGCGTCGAGCGCGCTGAGCTTCTTGTCCTTCGCCTCGCCGTCGGGCCTGGCAGCCTTCGTCTTCTTGGCGTCGGGCTTCGGCGTCGATGCCTTCTTCGGGGCGGCCTTCTTCGTCGTTGCCTTGCGGGCCGGGGCCTTCTTCGTCGTGGTCTTCTTGGTTGCCATGATCTGGCTCCTTGTGAAAATCGGTCGCGATGGTTGGGCTGCCATCATCAGGCGGCGGGAACCACCCGCCGCGACGCCTGCCGGCGCGGGCCGGCCAGCGTTTCGGCTTCAGTACGCGACCTGCCAGGCCCGCTTGGTGCCGTAGCAGAGCTGTTCGCCTTCGCAGATGTAGACCACATGGTCCGCGTCCACATCGCCGTCGTCGTTCGGGTCGTCCTCGTCCGCCGCGTCGTTGATCTCCTGGCCCGACGCCAACCCGAAGATCCCGTTCTCGAACGGCCAGTTGCTCTGCGTCATCAGTCGCACTTCGGCGTCGTCACCGAGTTCGGCTCGGTAGTCTTCCAGGCGTTCGATCAATTCGCTGATGGTCATGGTTCGGGCTCCTTTCGTGCTTGGTGGTTACTCTTCGGTGCCGTCGAGAAAGGCGACGATCGCCGAGAGGCGGTTGTTGACTTCGTTGACGCTGCCGACGTCGGCCCAGTTGATGGGGTGCTCGTCGTTGCCGGGCGCGGGCAGGTCGAACAGCAGCTCGCGGATGCGTTCGACCAGGTCTTGCGCGACCAGGTGGGCATTCTCGTAAGCGGCCTCGGCGGTCAGGTTCGGCTTCTTGTTTCGGTTGGCGGTCATGCGTGTTCTCCGTTGGTTTGGCGTTTGGGAATTGCGTTCGGACAGTCACACATCAGCCATGCGGGGCGAAACACAGCAAGCGCTGTTGCGCCCGATTTCGCCGGAATTCGCCAGGTTTTTCCGGTGGGAACCGCCGCGAATTCGCTTAGCTGTTGGCAAAAGGAGGCGTCATGTCGGGCGATTCGCCGCAACTGAACCCGTCGGCGCTAACCGTCGAACAAACGGCTCAAGTCATTTCGGCGGCCGGCGGCAAGCGTTTGTCCGTCGAGCTGATCCGAGCCGACATCGCCGCCGGCGCGCCGACGAACGAAAACGGAACCATCAATCTGGTTATGTATGCAGCGTGGCTGCTTAAGGACCGGGCGCGTGGCAATTAATCCGCGACATTTGAAACCTGGGGAGCTGTGCCGGCTGCTCAATTCGACGCCGTTGGGCGAGGTCATCAGCGAGCGGCAGCTCTATCGCGACCGCCAGCGGGCCGGGTTCCGCGTCGGCGACGGCAAGCACGTCGATCTGTTCCGCTACGTCGCCTGGCTCGTTCAGATTCGCCACGAGCCAAAGCCAGAGCCCGATGGTGATCCGTATGCGACGCTGAAAGAGCGGGCGCGGGCGCGCAACGCGGCGCTATCGCTCGCCGGCCGCGATATCGGCGATTTGCCGGATGTCGGCAACCCAGGTCGCAAAGCAGTGGCAGCGTCGGACTTTCGATCGTTCTGCGAATCGTATTTCCCGCTGACGTTCCATCTGCCTTGGTCGCCCGATCACCTGAAGGTGATCGCGAGAATCGAGCAGGCAGTCTTGCATGGCGGGCTGTTTGCGATGGCGATGCCGCGAGGATCGGGAAAGACGACCATCTGTGAATGCGCCTGCATCTGGGCCGTGCTGTACGGGCATCGCGAGTTCGTCTGCCTGATCGGGTCGGACGAAGGCCACGCAATGGACATGCTGGAGTCGATCAAGACGGAACTCGATGGCAACGACTTGCTGCTCGATGATTTCCCGGAGGTCGTTTACCCGATTCAATGCCTCGACGGCATCGCCAACCGTTGCAAAGGCCAGCTATACAGAGGCGAACGGACGCACATCAGTTGGACGGCCAAGGACATTGTTCTGCCATCGCTCAAGCCGGCGGGTTGGCCGGACAACGAACTGCTGGAATCGTTCACTCGCCTCGATGGTTCGTCGCTGGCCAGCGGCGCGATCATCAAGGTGGCCGGCATCACAGGCCGGATTCGCGGTATGAAGTTCAAGCGGTCCGATGGGATGACTGTCCGGCCGTCGCTGGTCGTGATCGACGATCCGCAAACGGACGAGTCGGCGCGTTCGCTCTCGCAGTGCGCCACGCGCGAGAGCATCCTGGCCGGCGCGGTGCTTGGCCTTGCCGGACCTGGGAAGAAGATCTCCGGCATCATGCCTTGCACGGTCATCCGGCCCAGCGACATGGCGGACAATATCCTCAGCCGCGACAAGCATCCGGAATGGAACGGCGAACGGACGAAGATGGTTTACTCGTTCCCCACCGACGAGAAACGCTGGCAGCGGTACGGCGAGCTTCGCGCTGAAAGCCTCCGAGTGTACGGCGACATTCGCTTGGCCACCGATTTCTATTCCGCCGATCGCGAAGCGATGGATATCGGTGCCGTGGTCGCCTGGCCGGAACGGTTCAACCACGACGAAGTCTCGGCCATTCAACACGCGATGAATCTGAAGCTGCAGGATGAAGCCGCGTTCTTCGCGGAATACCAGAACGAACCCCTGCCGGAAGAAACCGCCGAAGCCGACGAGCTGACCGCCGATCAGATCGCGGGCAAGGTGAACCGCCTGCCGCACGCCCGCGTGCCGGTGGGCTGTGATCACGTAACAATGTTTGTCGACGTGCAGGCGACGATGCTGTTCTACGTTGTCGCCGCCTGGGGCGACGATTTCACGGGATACGTCGTTGACTATGGAACGTATCCCGATCAGCAGCGGCCGTACTTCACGCTGCGCGACGCCCGGCGAACGCTCACGTGCGTCGCACAATCGTCGGGGTTGGAAGGGGCGATCTACGCGGGCCTTGAATCGCTCACCAACGCCGAGCTAAAACGCGAATGGAAACGTGACGACGGCGCGGCTCTGCGCATCGAGCGATGTTTCATCGACGCGAACTGGGGAAGCTCGACGGACGTCGTCTATCAGTTCTGCCGGCAATCCGCGCACGCCGGAATCGTCATGCCTGGTCACGGCCGGTTTGTCGGCGCTTCGAGCCAACCGTTCTCCGAATACAAGCGGCGGCCAGGTGACCGCATCGGTCACAACTGGCGGATTCCTAATGTCCAAGGCAAGCGGGCAATCCGCCACGTCTTGTTCGACACGAACTACTGGAAATCGTTCTGCCACGCGCGGCTCGCAACGCCGATGGGCGACCGTGGCTGCCTTTCGCTTTTCGGCGAGAAACCCGAGCAACATCGACTCTTCGCGGAACATCTGACGGCCGAATACCGCGTGAAGACCGAAGGCCGCGGCCGCACCGTCGACGAATGGAAGCTGCGGCCGGAGCGAGGCGACAACCACTGGTTCGATTGCCTAGTCGGATGTGCGGTCGCGGCATCCGTACAGGGAGCGACGCTGCTGGAGACCGGCGCGGTCGGGCCACCGCAGCGCAAGCGAGTCAGCTTTGCCGAAATGCAGCGGAGTAGGCGACGGTGAAACAGGATCGTGATCCAAAACCCGAACGCGGCATTCGCTGCCCCCAGTGCGGCTGCCGGCACTTCTACACGACCAACACCGAGCCGCTGCGCGACGGCCGCATCCGCCGCCGCAAGATCTGTCGCAACTGCGGCCGCCGACTGATCACGTTCGAGGGAACGTCGAGCAGCCTCAAGACCGAGCGTTGCTAGATGTAGCAACATTCTCGGAATTCTTTCCACGCGCCCGGACATCTCGCGTTCGCGTTGCATATGTAACCGTACATACGCAACACACATTTCTCGCCGCTGAACGCACCGCAATGGCCGACAGCCTCGACGACAAGATTCGCCAGAACGCCGAAGGGCCTGCCAAGGTGTCGGGTGATGCCGGTGCCGTGGAGCAGCATCGGTTATCGGACTTGATCGAGGCGGATCGGCATTTGGCCTCGAAGGAAGCCGTCCAGAAGAAGACTCGCGGACTGAAGTTCAATCGGTTCGTTCCGCCAGGCACACAGTAGCGACGCGGCGGGGAAGGGCGTGGCGAGGCCAGGTCAGGCAAGGCCTGGCGCGGCGTGGCAAGGCAAGGTTTTTCACGAAAGCGTAACGTGTTGAGTTGGCTCACAAACTTGATTTCCCGTAAGCGCAACGGTGACGGAGCATCGCTCCGGCCCCACCGATTCGTTCGCGGCCGCTACGATGCGGCCTCGACCAGCGACGAAAACCGGCGGCACTGGGCAAACGCCGACGCCTTGTCGGCCAATGCCGCCAACAGCCCCGAGGTGCGGCGCGTCCTGCGGACTCGCGCCCGCTACGAAACAGCGAACAACTCTTACGCTCGCGGCATCGTGTTGACTTTGGCCAATGACGTGGTCGGCACTGGACCGCGACTGCAATTGCTCACGGCGGACGCTGAAGCCAATCGGGCCATCGAACGCCAGTTCATGATGTGGTCTAAGGCAACTCGACTGGCCGACAAGCTTCGCACGATGCGGATGGCTCGCGCGACCGATGGCGAAACGTTCGCGATCTTGACAGTCAATCCGCTGCTGACAACCGCAGTGCAACTCGACCTGCGCCTGATCGAAGCCGACCAAGTCTGCTCGCCCGATTTGTCGGTGCAAGAGGCGAACAACATCGACGGCATTGTGCTCGATGAGACAGGCAACCCGGTTGAGTATCACGTCCTGCGGCGTCATCCAGGCGAAGTCGCGTACGGCGCTGGTCGCGAATTTGACCGCGTGCCGGCTTCAGTCGTCATTCATTGGTTCCGCTGCGACCGGCCGGGCCAAGTCCGCGGCATTCCCGATGTGATGCCGGCACTGCCGCTCTTCGCCCAACTGCGGCGTTTCACACTTGCCGTGCTGGCGGCCGCCGAGACCGCCGCCGACTTCGCCGGCATTCTCTACACCGACGCACCGGCCAACGGCGAAGCGGACGCCGCCGAACCATTCGAGCCAATCGAGTTGGAGAAACGAGCACTACTCACAATGCCAGGCGGCTGGCGCATGGACCAGATGAAGGCCGAGCAGCCTTCGACGACTTACGGCGAGTTCAAACGCGAAATCCTCAACGAGATCGCACGCTGCCTCAACATGCCGGCGAATGTCGCGCGGGCGGACAGTTCGGGATACAACTACGCCTCGGGTCGGCTCGATCACCAAACCTACTTCAAATCAATCCGCGTCGAGCAATCGCATCTCGAATGCGTTGTGCTCGACCGCATTCTTTCCGCCTGGCTCGACGAGGCGGCGTTGATCCCCGGCCTGATTCCTTCCGGCCTGCCGCCGTTCTCCACCTGGGACCACCAATGGTTCTGGGACGGCAGGGAGCATGTCGATCCCGCCAAGGAAGCGTCGGCGCAGGCCACGCGCTTGACCAGTCACACCACGACGCTCGCCGAGGAATACGCTCGCCGCGGGTTGGACTGGGAAGAGCAACTTCGCCAGCGAGCCAAGGAAGTTGCCCTGATGACCGAACTCGGAATCGCGCCGGCAAAGATCAGTCCAACCACGGTCCCGTCACAGGAAGAGGAGGAAGCGGATGCCGAGCGAACTCAATGAACTGCGGTTGGTAGGGCCGGCGACCGTCGAAGCGACGGCCGATGGCGCGGAGGAGACGCCGGCGCTCATTCATGTCGCCGCCTACAACGGTGGCCTGATGCGGGTCGCGGAGTTCGGCCGCGTCGTCCTCGACGTGGAAGGCATCGAATCGCCGGAACGTGTGCCCCTGCTGGCCGACCACGAAAACAGCATCGACGCGGTGCTGGGAAGTGGTACGCCGGCCCGCGCCGAAGGCCGGCTGGCCGTCAATGGCACGCTATCCCGCACCAGTGAAAAAGCTCGCCGCGTGATCGAACTAGCCCGCGACGGCGTGCCGTTGCAGGCCAGCGTCGCTGCCGAGCCTCTGCAAACCGAACGGATCGTCAAGGGAAAGCAGGCCATCGTCAACGGCCGCACGATCCGCGCGGACGACAGCAGTTTCCTCCTCGTGAAACGCTCGCGCCTCAAGCACGTCGCCATCGTCGCCAACGGGGCGGATGACACGACAACCATCGATATCGCGGCCTCGGCCGCACAACCGCAGAAAGGTGGACTCATGCACGCAAAGCTCCGTGAATGGATTGAGGGGCGTGGCTTCTCGCCCGACAGCCTCAGCGAACAGCAAGTCACTTCGCTTCAGGCGATGTACGAGGCCGAGCGCGTCGCTCGGGAGGGTGGAGACGACGGTGAGGCGAACCAGGTGATCGAAGCGGCGCGGCGCGAGCGGGCTCGCCGCACCAAGATCAAGGGTCTGATCGCCGCGGCCATCGACAACAATCCGGGCTGCGACCTGGATGCCCTCGAACAAATCGCCGACGAGGCCATCAAGGGGGGCTGGACGATCCAGGAAACGGAACTGGCCATTCACCGCGAACTGCTCAAGCGGCCAAACGTCGGCGTTCCGCGCGCGACCACCTCCTCGTCGATTCCGACGACTCCGGTGCTGGCGGCCGCGCTACTGATGCGCTGCGGTGTGAACGACGACTGGCTGGCAAAGGACCGCGACTTCGGGCCGCAAGTGGTCGAAGCCGCTTGGAAGCGACGCAGCAGCGGCTTGCATGCGACGATTGCCGCCGCGCTCCAGGCCGATGGCAAGTCCGCGCCTCACGATGGCTTGGAACTGTTCCACGCCGTGGTCCAGCACCAGATTCAGGCCGGTTTCTCGACGGTCGATCTCCCCGGTCTGCTGGGCACCGTCGGCAATAAGCTGCTTCTCGATGCGTTTACGCGCGTGGACGGCACTTACGAGCGGATCGCGCAGCAGGCGGACTTCAACAACTTTCTCACCTACACGATGTTCCGCCTCGACCATACGGGCGAGTTCGCCAAGGTCGGGCCGACGGGCGAGATCAAGCACGGCAAGCTGAACGAGACGACCTACACGAATCGTCTGGAGACGCGCGGCCAGATGCTGACCTACAGCCGCGACGCCGTGATCAACGACGACGTGAACGCCTTCCAGCAACTCTTCGCGTCGGTGGGGCGTAAGGCGCGCCTGGCGGTGGAGAAAGCGCTGTACAGCGCCGTCATGGAAGCCAGTGATTCGTTCTACACGGCGGCCAAGGGCAATCGCCTCACCGGCACGTCGTTGTCGGTGGAAGGGCTGGGACTCGGCGAAGCGGCGATGCTCGGGCAAGTGGCTGCGGACGGCGACCCGATCTACAGCCAGCCGGCCATCCTGCTCGTGCCGCCGGGGCTCAAGTACCTGGCCGACCAACTGTGGACCTCGGCCACCGTGAATCAGTCGCCGGCGAACAACAAGTCGCAGGGGGTCGACAACCCGTACCGCGGGCGGTTCCGCGTCGAGTCGTCGCCTTACTTGGCGCTCGCAGGCATGCCTGGGGCGTCGAACAGCAACTGGTATCTGCTGGCCGATCCGAACAACCTGCCGGCGTTCCAGGTCGCGTACCTGCGCGGCCAGCGCCAGCCAACCATCGAAACGGCCGACGCCCAGTTCAACACGCTCGGCATTCAACTGCGGTGCTACTTCGACTTCGGCGTCGCCCGGATCGATCATCGCGGCGCGCTGAAGGCCAGCGCGTAAGGCAACCCTTAATCGTTCAATCAGGAGACGAACCTCATGGCGGATTTCATTCAGGATGGCGCGTCCATCGACTATACGCCCGGCAGCGACGTGGCGGCGGGCGACGTTATCGTGCAAGGCGATTTGGTCGGCGTGAGCAAGTCGCCCATTCCTACGGGACATGTCGGCGCCTTGGCGGTGCAAGGGGTGTTCGACTTCCCCAAGGAAGCCGAAGGAGGCGTGACCTTCGCGGTCGGAGCGATTGCCTATTGGGACGCCGCCAATAGCTTTGCGGTGGCCACCGATGGTGCGGGCGCCAACAAGCGCCTCGGGAAAGTGCTCGTCGCGGCGGCGGACGCCGATGCGCTGGTCCGGATTTTGCTCATCCCCTAAGCGAGCATGTGATCGTGGATTTGCTCAACCAAGGCTCTGCCTGGCTGCAAAGCCAGCGGAAGAAACACGCAACGCGCGAGGTCACCTATCGGCGTGGAGCGGCGGCGACGGTCGTGCTGGCGACCGTCGGCCGCACCACGTTCGAGCAAGACAATGGGGCAGGCATCCTCCTCCACGCGCAAGTGCGGGATTACCTGATCGACACGGCGGACCTGGTGTTGGTGGGAGAAGCATCACTACCGGCCAACGGTGATCGGATCGAAGAGATCGACGCCGGCCAAACGTTCATTTACGAAGTGCTTCCGCTCGGTGGTGAGCCCTGTTGGCGTTACAGCGATCCGTATCGACAGACCTTGCGGATTCATACCAAGTTGGTGGAAACGGAAGAGGTGTAAGTGGCCACGATCCTGCAGATTGCCGACGCGGTCGTCGCGGAGCTCAACAGCGCTACCTTCAGCCAGTCGTTGACCGCCGAACGGCACTACGTTCCCGCTTTCAAATTGCCCGATATGTATACGTTGCATGTCACCGTGGTTCCTAAAAGCATCGCCAGCAGCGCGCTCGATCGCCAGCGCAACACGTTTCTGTACGAGATCGATCTGGCCGTTCAACAACGGACCGACCAATCACCGGCGATGCTCGACGCGCTAATGACGCTCGTGGAAGAGATCGCGGATCACTTCCGCGTGGGACCGTTGGCGAGTTTTCCGGGGGCGCGGTGCGTCGAGGTGAAGAACGCGCCCGTATTCGCGCCGGAGCATCTCAATGAACTCCGGCAATTCACTAGTTTATTGACCCTCACCTTTCGTGTGGTGCGCTAAGAAGGAGACGCGAATGAAGTGGCTGTTGTCCGTGGCGGTCTTGTTATGCACCTGTGGAGTGGCATATGCGCAAACCCTAGAGCCCCCCGATCCGCGCCTAGCAGCGGATCTGCCGCGCGAGTTGCGTGAGTGGTTTCGCAACGAGGATGGAAGCTGCGTCCAGTGCAGCCTCGGCATGTGTGGCGTGGATCAAAACGTCCCCGCCGCCGCGACCTTGCTCTGGGACACCGAGTACGGTCCACGCGAGCGAGGGGGCTCCGGTCCCTCACGGGTCGCGGCGTACAGTCAGCGTCGCGGCATACGTATATATAACGTCACCGGGCGCAACACTTGGGACTGGATGCAGTGGGCCGCTGCCTCCGGTCGGGGGGCCGCCATCGGCGCCGGAACCGCCCACTTTCAAACCTTGATGGGCTACGACCAGCGGACTGGAACCTGGTTCGTCTGCAACAACAATAGCCCCCAGCGCATCGACGCCTACGACGAAGCTGCTTTTCGTCGTCTGCATCTGGCGAGCGGCCAGTGGGTCGTGATCTTGGATTACCCGCCGCATCCGGAGCGGCCGCACTACGTGCAGTGGTGGTAACGGACGGTTTCTATTCTTTTTAATCGCGGAGGACGTTCACTGATGGGACGCATGTTTTTAGTGTTGGTGTTCAGTTGCCTGGGCGCGCTAGCGCAGGGGCAGGAAGAAGTGGATCAAGCGGAAGTGCTGCGGATGGGCGACCTGGTGCAGCACATCGATGGTATTCGCAGCGATGGCGCGGATCATTTTGTGGCCGCGATGGCTCCACCGGCCAGTGATGCCGACAAGTGGCACATTAGCGTGCTCAGTATGCAAGGGTGTCCGGCCTGTCAAGCGCTCAAGAACCAGTGGACGACGAACGCCTGGCTGCTCGCGCTCGCCAACCCCGACGACCCGAAGCAATCGTGGGCACACTACAACATCTATTTGCGCGAAGATCGAAGCCAGGCCTTTCGCTTCGAGAACCTCCGCATTACAGCCTATCCCACGATCGTCGTGCAACCACCACGGAGTGGTCGCTATGGCGATGCGCGCACGGTGGTGTTTCAAGCCGCCTATGGGGGCGATCCCGAGCGGCTGGCGCGCGACATCACCGGGGCCATTCGCCGGTACGTGGAGAAGTTCGCCCAAACGCAGCCGGCGCCGCAAGCGCCGTATCGATCGACCGCGGGACCGATCGGCATCCATCCGCCGTGGCAACCCGCGCCTCCAGTCGATCCGCCTACGCCGGCAGTCACGCCGGTTTTTCCCGACGGCCGGCCGTTGGTCCCGCCGAGTCCGCCGACGCCAGATCCGACGGAAACGCCAGCGACCGGCCAGTGGGGCACCGTGGGCACAGTAGCCGCGACGTCACTCCTCACCCTGTTGTTGACCATCGGGATTCCTTGGGCGCTAAGAACCTTTCGCCAACATCGGATCAACAGCGGACAACCGACGTTTCTCTCGGACGAACAGTTCCATGCGCTGCTGACGGCGTTGAGCGCGGCCGCGACCGTCCAGACCGTGAGGAGGGCCCAGACGGTCCACTCCGACGCGCCTGGCGGGGCATCAAGTTCATGATCACCAGTTGGTGGCAACTCGCGGCCTGGACGCCGCGACTGCTCTTGGCGCTGCTGGTATTGCTGGCGGCGCTGGTGATTGCGGCCCTGGTGCGGATGGTGTGGGAGGTGTTTCGCCCATGATCGGCGTCAGTGTCCAGACCAAGGACGAAACCAAACGCGTTCAGGCGAAATCCCAACAGGGAAACTTTAAGAGCCTGGGACACGCGGGCGCGACCATTCGCCTGGTCGCCCGACGTAGCATTCGCCGCCGCAAGAAGGCAAGTCCGGCCGGGCAACCGCCCAGCACGCGCAAAGGGCAACTACGGGGCGCGATCATCTACGACGTGGAGCGCTCCAAAAGCGTGGTCGTGATCGGGCCCGATCATGCCAAGGTCGGTAAGTCGGCCAGCGCCCACGAGCATGGTGGCCGGTACAAGCGCGAGCGTTATCCTCAGCGTCCTTTCATGGGGCCCGCGTTGGAACAAGTCCGCGATCGACTGCCGCAGCTGTGGGCGAATTCCGTCCAAGCCTAAACCCAGGAGAATCCTTCCATGAGCACCCGTTTGGGCATGGACGCGAAACTGTACCGCAACACCGGCACGTATGTCGCGCCTGTGTGGGCGGAAGTCACCAATGTCAAAGACCTCACGTTGAATCTCGAAAAGGGAGAGGCTGACGTCACCACCCGCGCCAATGGCGGTTGGCGGGCGACCGTGGGGACACTTAAAGACGCCAGCATCGACTTTCAAATGGTCTGGGATACGGCAGACGCCGGGTTTGCCGCGATGCAAGCGGCTTTCTTCGGCAATACGCCGATCGAGTTCGCGGTCATGGATGGCGACATGACCGATCCCGAGTCGGAAGGACTGCGAGCCACGTTTGACATCTTTAACTTCACCCGCAACGAAGCGCTCGAAGAGGCGATCATGGTCGACGTGACCGTCAAGCCGACCTATGCGGACAATCCGCCCGAGTGGATCAACGGCCAAGGCAGCTCCAGTTCCTCGGCCTGATAGGAGAACGGTCACCGCATGAAAACTTTCACCGACAACGCCGGCCGGACCTGGACCGTGGCGATCAACGTCGATGCGATCAAGCGCGTCAAGTCGCTGCTCAGCATCAACCTGCTTGAAGCGGTCGAAGGGAAGCTGATCGAGCAACTGGTTTCCGATCCGGTCATGCTCTGCGACGTCCTGTACGTGCTGTGCCAGCCGGAAGCGGACGCCAAGAGCGTCAGCGACGAAGATTTTGGCCGCGCGATGGCGGGGGACGCCATCGATCACGGCACGACTTGCCTGTTGGAGGAACTCGTCGATTTTTTCCCGCTGGCGAAGCGTCAGGTGCTGGCCAAGGCGCTCGCGAAGTTGAAGGCCTTTCAGACGAAGGCGGTCGAGACGGCCAGCAAGCGGTTGGACGATCCGAAGCTCGACCGGCAGCTGGAAGAACTGCTGAATCAGAGAGAGCCGAACTTCTACCAGCGGATCAGAGAGCTACAGGAGAACGGGGCGACGGGAGAGGAGGTCGAGGCGGCATTCGAGGCCGAACGACAACGCATTCGACAGCGGATCAGGGAGGGCGAGTTACCGGCGCTGACGCCTGGCGACTCGTCTGGCAACTCGCCGGCCTCGTCGGCATCGAGCCCGGCCCGCTGACGCTGCGGGAACTGGTCTGGATGGCCGACGCCCGCAGGCGCGACGCGTGGCAGCACACGTCGGCGCTGCTCGCCATGCTCGCCAATATCCATCGCAACCCCAAGAAAAAGCCCCAGCCGTTCACGCCCGCAGACTTCAACCCGCTGGCCGACGAGCGGAAAAAGCCTGTAACAGCCAAGACCGGAGTGCGGACCTTGAAAACCATTTTCGTGGATCGCAGGTGAGTCATGGCGACAGGACAATCCATCCGCGCCGGCGCGGCCTACATCGAGCTCTCGACGCGCGACAGCAAGCTCATCAAAGGGCTGCGCCGCGCGTCGCAGCGATTGAAGGCGTTCGGGGCCAGCGTGCGGGCGATGGGGCTGAAGTTCGTGGCGCTGGGCGGGGCCGTGCTCGCGCCGCTGATCGGCATGGTCCGGCACTTCGCCGACGTGGGAGACAAGCTCAACAAGATGTCGATCCGCACCGGCGTGTCCGCCGAGGCGCTTTCCGAGATGGGGTTCGCGGCCGAACAGTCAGGGGCTGATCTGGAAACGTTGGAAGCGGGGCTGCGGCGGATGCAGGCGTCGGTGCTCGATGCGGCCACCGGCTCCAAGACGGCGCAGGAAAGCCTGGCCATGCTCGGCGTCACCGTCGAGCAGCTGGCCGACCTCACGCCCGAGGCGCAATTCAAGCTGCTCGCGGATCGCCTCTCGCAAGTCGAAGACCCGACGCTCAAGGCGGCGCTGGCGATGCGGCTGTTCGGCAAGAGCGGGCAGAAACTCATTCCGCTGCTCTCGGCTGGCGCGAAGGGGATCGAAGAGCTGCAGGCGGAGGCCCGGCGGCTCGGCCTGTCGGTCAGCACCCAGGACGCCCAGGCGGCCGCCGATTACGCCGACGCCTGGAATCGTCTGACCCGCACGCTCAAGGCGGCGGCATTCGCCATCGGCGCGGCGCTGGCGCCGATGTTGACGAAATTGATGGGCTACGTAACCCGCCTTGTGGTCAACGTCATCAACTGGATCAAACAGAACAAAGCCCTGGTCGTCACCGTGTTCAAGATCGCCGTCGCGGTGATTGCGGCAGGCGTGGCCCTGATCATTCTGGGCGGCATCATCTCGGGTGTCGGCATGGTCATCGGCGCGGTGGTCACGATCATCGGCGCGATTGGCGCGGCCATCGGCGTCTTGGGCCAGGTCATCGCAGCGTTGTTGACGCCTATTGGACTCGTGAGCATCGCGGTGGTCGCGCTCGGCGCGTACCTCTTATATGCGTCGGGCCTCGGCGGCAAGGCGCTGGCCTGGCTCGGCGAGCAGTTCGAAGTGCTCAAAAAAGACGCCTTGGCGTCGTGGCAGGGGATCAGCGACGCCTTGGCCGCGGGCGACTTGGCGCTGGCGGCGAAGATTGTCTGGCTGGCGCTGAAGATGGAATGGCAGCGGGGGATTCACTTCCTCAACGGGCTGTGGATCGGGGCCAAGGAGTTTTTTATGGCGCTCTGGACCGACGCCGTGTTCGGCATCGCCAAGATTCTCAACAACGGCTGGGCCGCCATCGAAGTCGGCTGGAGCGAAACGGTCGGGTTCTTGGCCGACGCCTGGAGCATCTTCACCAACCTGCTCACCAAAACGTGGCACAACACGATCGGCTTCATCAAGAAAGCCTGGGTGCGGCTCAAGGCCCTGTTCAGCGAGGACGTGGACGTCGACGCCGAAGTGAACCGGATCAACCAGGAGACCGCGGCCGCCACCGGCGCTGCCGACAACAAGATGCTCGAGGCCGTCGGCCAGCGGGATCGTGAGCGGACAGCGCGTCAGCAGCAGATCGAGCAGGATCGGGCCGGCACGGAAGGGGAGTTGGGGAACATGCAGGCTGCAGCGCATGCGCGGCGGCAACAGCAGTTCGCCGGCGACCTGGCCAAGACGGAAGGCGAGCTGGCAGGCGCGCGCAAAGAGTGGCAAGACGCCATTGCGGAAGCGGCCAAAAAACGGGCCGCGGCGGGCAAAGACGGTGAAGGGGGCGAGCCGGAGTGGCTCAAAAAGGCGAAAGCCATGCTGGCTGGCGGCGCTGGCATTCTCGGCGACGAGCAGCGCAAAGTCGAAGCCAAGGGGACGTTCAACGCGCTGGCCGCGCGCGGCATCGGCGCAGACACCCTGGCCGAGCGAACCGCCCGCGCCGCCGAGC